TTGGTGTGGTACAGAAACTTGCTGCTGCATCAGTAGATGGTGAACTTACAGCTGATGAAATCTCTGCAGCGTTTGGTACAGCAAAGAAAAAGAAGTAATGTCTAAGTGGCCTATCGTTAAGGTTGTACTGCCTGCGGATCTTAAAGGTGTAAAGCCTGGAGCTCTTCCAGCTTCCCTACTTCGAGACGTACAACCTTACGGTAAGCTACATTGGCGCGCAGCTGACGCATACCATGCGATGCGTGCAAAGGCGTTGGCTGACGGCATCAAACCGTTTAAGCCCACATCTGCTGGGGATACATACCGATCGTTAGAGATGCAAACTACGGCGTTCTTGCAACGCTATCAAAAGGAACCTATTGCTGGCGCATCAACCCGTACTTGGGATGGTGTTAAGTGGTACAAGAAATCTGAGAAGCTTGCTAGTTTGGCTGCTCCTGGCACGTCGCAGCACAACGTTGGTATTGCTGTGGATATTAGTGAGGCATCTGGTAAACGATTTGAGTGGATGCTCAAGAACGCACTTGACTTTGGGTTTTCATGGGAAGTAGTGCCAGAAGAACCTTGGCACCTGCGATATACACAGGGAGATAAAGTGCCAGCAGCGGTGCAAGCGTGGCTGGATAGCCAGAAAGCCGTATGACATGGACGGTGGTTGGGCGTTAATACTGTCTGCTGTTGTAACGGCGGTAGGTGGAATACTCGTCACCCTCATTGCGCAGTTTCGTAAAGAGAACAAGAGTGATCACGCTGTAGTTGCAGGGATGTTGCAACATATATACAGAAGTGTAGGAAGAGTTGAAACGAAGGTGGACAAGGTTGAGAAGAAACTCAACGACCATGTTGGCGACCATACCCACGGTTAGATAGACCCGTCTGTACCCCCCGTCGGGTTGCCTCAGTCCGACTCCCTATTTCAATCACAGCGCTTTGCCACATGACATGGCAATCGACCCAGGTTCCCCTGTTTACGTCCCACCCCTTGCGACAGGGGCACAACCATGCGTCTAGTAAATTGTGTTCACACAGTAGCGTAATGCTTGCCAAGTTGCAACATGTGTACTATAGTTTGATCGCAGCTCAGAGGGGTTTTGGTTCTTCCCTTCCTTTACCCTCTGGGCTGCACTTAACAAACGGGAGGAAACATGAGCAAATTCAAAGAATCATTAAAGACAAAAATAAAAGTAAATCCACGGGAAGCAATCAAACAATTGCTGGATAAAGAATCGTATGCAGATTTTGAGGCAGCCTTGAAAGATCAATCTATTTCATCGGCAGCTATTGGCTCTACCCTTAGAGAGTTCGGGGTGCAAGTATCCAACATGACCATCCAGCGCTGGAGGTAACGTGAGTAAATTCAATGAGGTTATTCAACTCGAAAGTAATCTAATTGAATTAAAGAAAGCATTGTTGCATAGCCAAAGAGCTGAAGCTAAGGCCAAGTTTAAGACAGCCAACTTGATAGAAGCTGTGTATGAAGCAGCAGCTAACTCGCTGCTATCCACTCCACGCCCAAAGATTATTCCTCCACTCAAAGATTCAAGGAAGAGCAAGCCAGAGGTAGCTCTTGTTCATCTTACCGACTGGCAAGCTGGCAAGAAAACTGTTTCGTATGACATCCCTACGTTGTCCTCTCGCATAGAGGAGATGATTAAGAAAGTGCTATCTCTTACCGAGATCCAGCGAGCACACCATCCAGTCAAGGAGTGTGTGGTCATGCTGGGTGGTGACATGGTGGAAGGCGTCGGTATATTTCCAGGGCAGCAGTATGAGATAGGTGCACATCTGTACGAACAAATGTTCGAGGTGGTTCGCATCATTGAGGGATGCATTCGCTCGCTTGCCCAATCGTTTGAGAAAGTCACAGTCGTGTGTGAGTTTGGCAACCATGGCAGACTAGGTAAAAAAGGTGAGATGCCAGCAGGTGACAACATTGATCGCATGGCTTACCAAATTGCTGCAAACAACTGCAAAGATATCAAGCACGTCAAGTGGCAGATGTCGGATGATTGGTATCAGATCTTCCATATCGGAAACTACAAAGTGTTATTGGTGCACGGTGACGAGATCGGTTCATTCGGAAACATCTTGCGCAAAGTATCAGCTTGGTCCACGGGTGTAGTAGAACCATTTGATGATTGCTACATGGGGCACTTCCACACCCCAACCGCATTGACTATGGCTAATGGTGGGCGTATCTTTGTTACGGGTTCACCAGAATCACACAACGAATACGCACGCACATTCATTGCTGCCGTGGGCAAACCATCGCAACGCATTCACTTCATTGACCCAGACAAAGGGCGGGTAACCGCAGAGTACGTGTGCTGGCTATGAGACTTCGCTGCAACAAGTGCGACGCGATTCTTGAATATGATGACACAAAGATGGCCTCGTGTCTCTGCGACCCTGATGCCCCGACTTGGATAGCAATAACCCGCGAAGGACGAATCATGTCCATGTCGCACGCTAGTTACGAATACCTACCAGGGGCGCAAGCATGACGCGCGCGCGCCTGTGCGCGTGCGTAAATAAAGGTGTGCTCCCGCGCGCCCCGATTTGCGGGGAGAAACTAGACGATGACGAAGAATGAACTGACCTATATATATGTGACGTGGACGGACGCGCACTCGGGCGGGGAAACGTGGACCAACATACGTGACCTTGACCAAGATCCCGTGCTCGTGCGCACGGCAGGATTCCTACTATCCCAGTCAGATGGTGGCAAGGAAGGGCACATCACCATATTCCAGAGCATCACCTCAAACGATGACGTTGATCATGTCCTACATATACCCACGGCGATGGTCAAGGAATTCAAGTGTCTTCAAATAAATCTCGAATCAAAGGTTGTGTCCATTCCCTTGACGTGATACGTTTGTATTACACGAAAGGAAGAACATGAGATACACAATCAACAAGCCACAACATGGCAGCAAAGAATGGTTGGAAGTACGATGGCGTGACCACAACGGTCTGTCTCGTATCGCTGCATCAAGTGCAGCAGCCGTACACGGCGAGCACGAATACATGACAGCGGGAGATCTCGCAACAGAACTCTTGGCAGAGGAAGCACCACAACCAAAGCAAGCCAATGCTGCAATGGAGCGTGGTAACAGACTTGAACCAGTCCTTATTCAATGGACGGCAGATCTAGAAGAAATTGTTTTGAATACTCCAGACATTATGTATTGCTTTGAAAACGGTGATGCCCGCATGATTGCGACACTTGATGCAATTAGTGCAGACGGCATGCCATTTGAAATCAAGACAACCAAGAAGCGCTGGGATGGTGTGCTCCCACGCCAATGGTATTGGCAAGGGGTACAGCAATCCATTTGTGTAGGCACGAATCAGATTGAGTGGCGCATCTTTGACAGCGATCTTGAGTTGCATCAGTACACGCAGATCATTACATCCGATGAACAACAGATACACATCAGCGCAGTTGATGAGTTCTTGAATCTAATCGAGCAAGGACTAGTACCTGAGGTAGCCAAGCTTTCTTATGACAACGTATCCAATCTGTACAATAAATCTTCGGAGATGCAAACCATGCTGCCACCATCAGCGATGGAAGTCATCAATCAATTGGAGAAAACCAAAGAAGCAAAAAAGAAACTTGAGGAAGTAGAGAGTGATCTCAAAGCAGAGCTTGGTTTGATGATGAAAAATTCTGAGGAAGGAATACTCAACGGCGATATCGTGGTGACATGGAAAACTCAGACACGCAATGTGTTTGACTCAACAAGGTTTGACAAAGAACATCCAGCTTTGTCAAAAAAATACAGGAAGGACACGAGCTTTCGTGTTCTCAAAACAAAGGTAAGGAGATAACAATGCCAGGGTTCAACTTAGATAACTACGAAACAGTAGAGGACAGACTTGTAAAGTTTTGGGCTGACCATGCAAATGGTCGGATCAATACATCTATCCATTACTACGATGACACACGGATTCTTGTGCGGGCAGAGGTTTACTTTGACCGTGAGGATGCTACCCCAGTAGCAACGGGGTATGCAGAGGAAGTACGTGGTGCAAGCCCAGTAAACCGCACCTCACACGCAGAGAACGCAGAGACCAGCGCCATCGGTAGGGCTCTCGCCAACTGTGGATACGCAGCCAAGGGTGTACGCCCTAGCCGTGAAGAGATGCAGAAGGTAGAACGTGGGGATGTGTGGGTTTCGCGACCCACGCAATCAGCTGCAAAGCCAGCCGTGAATGACAAGCAAGCCATAGATGAAATGATGGACTCACTTGTAGCCAACGGAGCTACCTACGTGGACAACGAAGAGCAAGAACGACCACGCAACATCTCGATCAAGAATCCAAACGAGCCAGCATCGCCCAAGCAATTAGGTATGTTGCGTGCAGTACTACGCAGCCAAGGTATCTCTGACAACAAAGAGGTACTTGACCTGTGCAGCGCAGCTGTGAACCGCAACATATCCAAGCTTGACGAACTTGAAAAGGGTGAGGCATCAGCGCTTATCACCCAATACAAGTGAGCAAGAAAGCAAAGACTTTGATTACCATCCGTTTGGATGCCGAGTTGATTGGGCAAGTCAATAAGGTATCCAAACGGATACATTCCACAAGATCAGAAACAATCAGAGTCTTACTTAGAGAAGCACTCGGACAATACAATGGATGAAAGGAAGGGTTACTGTGAAGGCAACAAAGATAAGTGCAACACCAAGGGATGTCCCCTATTCGGAACACTCGGGCGCGCCAGTCGTGACGGTGCGCGTAGGATTCGCAACTGTGGCGACCCTGCAGCTAGGGGTAAACGTAACAGATCTAAAGGGGATTCAAAAGCACGTCGTGCCCGTAAGAAACTTGGGTTGGGTGGTCATCTTACCCGTCACGAAGAAAACTGGGGTGGTGCTTTTCGTACCGAAGTCAAAGCGGGCGCGCAAGTTGGTCCGATTTATACACGATTCAGAGACGCGAAAGCACAGAGTGATCAAGCAAAGGCGTTGGGTGACAATCGCCCATTTATAATGGTTGCAATGCCAGACGGAACAAACGAAGGAATTGTTTTAGTTACACTAACTGAGTTCACAGAAATCATAAGTCTTATTCCATAAGGACTTCAGGAGTTTTACTATAATGGGAGGGAACAATGAACATAATTATACGGTGTATTGCCGTGCCTTTAGCAGGGTTGATAGCTCTGAGCTCGCAGGCTCAAGCAGCAATCGCACCTTCACCAACTTCAATCTCGATAGAAGTATCGAGGTCATTGCCAACGACGCTCGTGAAGCACGAGAGGTTGGACTTGCCAAGACCCGTGACCTTCAAGCACGGGGATATCTCTTGGCTACCGAGCTTGGCAGCTCAGGCTGGGTGGCCTCGCTCAACATGGAAGAAGCTTGGTCAGATCATCCTGAGGGAATCAGGTGGCTGCCCTAACCGTGCTGGCGGGGACATGGTTGATAAAGACTGCAACATAACTGGGGTTTCTGAGTGGAATCACAGGTCAGATACAGGGCTATTGCAGATCAACGGGGTGCATTGGAAGCAAGATCATGCCCAATATCATGGGCTTGTTTGCAAAAGACTTAACGTATGCGAGCAGTCTATACTGTTAGACCCGCTCACTAACCTCATAGCAGGCAAACTCCTTTACGACGTTGCGGGGTGGAGTCCCTGGGATATCGGATAGAAACCAAATGAAAGATAGAAAGGAACGGGATATGGAATTAATGAATGAGTTCTCCTTATTCAATAAGGACTTTAGCTGGGGTGATGAGGCAGCCTGCAAGGGTATACCAACAGACATGTTCTTTCCAGAGCGTGGCAACAGCGCAACAGAAAGAAAAGCAATCAAAGAGTTATGCGGAGGTTGCAAAGTGCAGCAGCAATGCCTAGATTTTGCAATCGATAACTTCATTACCTATGGTATTTGGGGTGGCATGACATTAAATGAAAGACGTAGATACAAAGCGAGGGCTGAGTGGGCAAAGAGATCATCATGACAGACGAGATGTTGGTTAGCGTATCTAAGTTTCTACGCCGTGCATTTGTTGGCAGATTAGAAGAAGAAGAACTTGTCAATTGTGTATCGGTAATAGAACACGAACTAATGAGAAGGAGGATTGATGCTGCCAGAAAACATAGATCGGTTCGTTGATAGGTTGTGTGCGCTGTACCCCAACAGGCAGGTAGCACGCAACACAATCAAGTCTGGTTGGAGAGTGGACAAAGAACTCTTAGCTGCATCTGTTCACATGTGTCGCAGAGTTATTGACATCGTGGAAAGAGACGGAGACTTCCCATCGCTTCATAGAGTTAAGACTCTTCTTAAAGACATGAGACCCAATGATCAGATCTCTACATGCACAGCTTGTGGTGGGTCTGGTTGGGGCGAGAGGTACACAGCACTATCGGATGTTGGTATTGAATACACATACGTCAAGCCATGCACATGCAGGGAAGGGATAACACATGAAACGTCATTGGAATTGCAGCACTTGTAGCAATCAGATAATTACTTACGTAGAGTTATCTGAACCACCAACGTGCTCGAACAATCATTCGACTAAACAAATGGAAGAGAAGGGAAAGCAACATGAACGTTCCGAAGTTTCAAACTGAGGACTTAGAAGTTATGGAAAACTTATTAATTGAATTGCTAGCAGCTGCACTCAAAGCACCGAACCATATCCGTGGTCCGATAACTGATCTAGCTATCGGCATATCAAATCACTTACCAATAGAAGCAGTAGAACGCAGCAAAGAGTACGCTTTATACAGAGCTAAGCAAGGAGAACAACGTGGAGTTTGAGGAACAGGTAGATGACATCTTGCGTGAGGCATATGAGAACATTATGCAAGAAGGACTGGAACGAGAGCTTGACGACTTTAAAAAGGTAGAAGATTTCTTTGCATCCAAAGGATCAATTGATGATTCATCAAGCGAGGTTTGGTACATGAGTTTGAATGGTGATCCAGATA